AAATTTACCAATCTCCGCAACAGGACTGAACCCGCCAATCGTCCCGCCTCCCCCGAAATAGCCCAATGTTCCTGCCACAAGGGCTTCTTTTAAGTTTCCGCCACCAATCAATGTCACGCCTGCGCCCGCTACCGCACCAGCTGCCGCCGTGGACATTAGACCTACGCCCGTAGGACCCAAGACAGTTGCTAATGCAACGGTTGCAACAGCCCTAACAACGGGGTTCTTTTGAACGGATTCTTTAATATCCTTCCATCGCTCAGAAATCCAATTAAACTCAGGTAGGCCTGTCTCAGGATTTATCGTTCCAGCCCCACCGTACCGCCGCAAGATAGCTGCTTCTTCGGGCGTGATATGGGCAAGCATGGTGTCACCGTATCGACCCTTAGAGGCTAAATACCGTCCAACGTCTGCCAATCCACCTTTGGCCATAGGCGTTGGCGGCATGCCCTGCATAACTGGCTCGGCTTCCATAGGAGCCATGGCCCCTTCAGTCCGGGCCATCTTAATTTCGTTTAGTGTAATAAGGAAGGTACTTAAGAACTCAAGATCAAACTGTTCAGGAATGTCGCTCGGACTCAGGCCTGCTTCTTCGATAAGCTCCTTACGCAACCGTGGGTAGTCGGAAGGATTATTGATAAGTTCTTCAACAATCTCGATCATAAGGTCGAGCTGTTCAGGCGCGATTTCAATTCCAGCAGTTGATTGCCGTATAGACTGCTTGACAAGCCTGCTTGTGTTTGGGTTGATCATATCTGCGGCAGTCAACGCCGCATCGTAGGCATCTGCGCTACTGTAGACCATAGGTTGCTGCTGGTTTTGCATGGATGCCTGTGGGAGGCCCATGATTCCTTCTTCCATGATTATCCTTTCCTAAGTTAAGCCAAGGGCCACAATCTACGGGCCGCGCGTCGGGAAAGGACGCGAAAGATGGCCTAAATTATGCGCGATCATGCTAGTTCCTGTCCATCTCTAGGTAAGAGACGATAAAGTCTACGGTTGCTACGCTAGAAGTTACCTTTAACACATCAGTCTCTTCCATGTTCAACGGCACACCACTGAACACATCCATGGTGGCGTTGGTTGGCAACACGTAAGATTTAAGTAAGGAATAACCTGTTGCCCCGCCTGCTGGGTAGAGCTTTACATCGAGCGTTGCACTGCTGGCGTTGCGATTAGTCACCCGCAGGGAGGATACCGTTGCAGCGTTAGCAGCGGGCACCGTGTAAATTGCCGTCTCCGTTGTAGCGGAAGGTGTTAGGACGTCTCTAAAGAATTTATTAGCCATATTAGAATGAAGAGACGAAGTTAACGGTCATGATGACCGAGGGGATAGCGGGCCGTGTGGGCGAGGTCCCTGCTGCGTAGTGCTCAAGATATACATCAAGGCTATCGGACCACCAAGCAATCTCAAGATAGTCGTTGGCTGGATCGTCAACGGTGAAGATGCCTGTAATGGCGGGCACAACATGAGACCAAACGCCTGAGCTTTTACGCACAGGAACATCAAACCGTGTGTTGCTGAGCGGGAAATTTGTGCCGGTGTCCTTGGCCCATACCTCAAATTCCGCTGCCACATTGCCTCGGTTCGTAACCTGTAAGGTAAAGGTCACCAGATACTGGCCAGCACAAGGCACCTTAATACGACTATTGTTAGTGACCGTGATACCATTGGCAGGCGACACGCTGTCATAGGTCAAAAGATTTTCGCCTGTGATGCTGGCGTTTGTTTGATCAGTTTCCGAGATCAACATCGCAAAAGGCAATGCAATCCCATTACTGACTTGAGCACCACGGATCCCGGCTGCAAAACCACTGCCCGCAGACTTTGCAAACCACGAAGCCGCAGCAGCTTGGTTTTGATCAATAACCGAACCATAGGTATTATTAAGTTGTAGGATAACCTGCTCAAGCGATCGTACAAGCTGGTTAAACTGCCCAGGATCATACTGCTGAGAAGCATTGGGTAGCCTGACGTTGAAAATCTTACTCATCGCAACCCATCAGGTTGCAGGTCAACACGCATCGTGCCGTAACGCCAATTAGTATCAGCGGCGGTGCTTTCAATGGTAAGACTGATTTGTCTGCCACGTGCTCGGGTATCGATCTTTTGTGTGGTCGGAGTTACCGTATAAGGATCCAAGGAACTCGGCACAGCACTTGATTGTGGATAAGCACGCAGTCGTAATCTCACCGTGAGATTGCCCAGCTGATTCTTGAAATCGGGAATGAAACGCGACATAAACATCATGTTGTCGCCGTCCCCCAAGTCAAAATAACCAGAGGTAATGTAGGACTCAATCGGCGAACCATTAGCGTTGTAGCCCACTTCCTGGTTGTAGATTTGAGATCGACCTGCTGTCAAACCATATATGGTAGTAAGTGTTGCAGCAGTGGAATCCGGGTCGTAATCAGCAGCTACAGGCTTTGAAAAGGTCCCAAGATCCACCCATGCTGTACGCGCCATTGATCCCACAGACCACACGTTTTCAAGGTAGTTATAGGTCACAAACCGATTGATATAGGTTGAGTCCGCTGAGGCATACCACCACGTCACCTCGTTAAACTGAGTGTTAACGCCTGCATTGATGGAAAAGCCCTGAGCAAAATTTAAGTCCTTAAAAACAAAATCTTGTACGGTACAGGGAAGCTTTTTGACCGTGCCGTCAAACACGTAAAACGCATCAAGGCTCATCCAATAAGCCACGCCGTTGACGTCAACAGCTGCATGGGCTCCGATACAACCACAGTTAGCACCAAGTTGTTGAAAGCCAAATGTGTAAGGTGGACCTACGTATTGTTGCCCATGCAGCGAGGTATCCGTCCAGATCAAAATCTGTCCGCGTGAACGTACTGCCGTAATGATTCGACTGCCATCGGTTAGACGTTGCCCGCCTGCGGTATTCGTGGCGCTTTCAACAAATTGATTGCGATCCTCCTGGTTAGAAAAACGCACAAACATGGGGTCTTGCGTAGCGGGGGTGCCTATTGTTGTCTCTGTGCCAAAACACACCAAGTGTCGATCAGGGGTTGAAACAAGCGCATAAGTGCTTTTCGTAGGGGCTCCTGAAATAGCCGTTGCTCTTACAGCAAGCCCTGAACTTGGATTCCATTCGTAAATAGCACCGTCTGCAAGCTGGGCAATTAGAACCTGACCAAAGGTGTCGAACTGCCAGACACGCGCAAAAAGCAGGAGACCCGCCGATGGAGGTCTTGGTGTGCCCCAAGTGCTAAGGCCCCAGGTCCCTGTGCCCCAGCCGAAGTCGGTGTAATTAACCGGAGATCCAATGTTAATTTGATACTGGCCAACAACCGCTGCGCCACCATTGCCAACATCTGAACTATTAGCGTTAACCGGCGCGGTAATCGTGTAACTGTTAACACCCAAGACCTGGGTGATTTCAAACTCAGACTGCAAAATAGCTTGAGTGATTGCGCCACCTAGCCCACCGGCACTGACACCACTAAATGTAACAAAATCACCTTGGATTGCCCCGTGACTTGTATCAGTTACTGTAATGGTTGGTGAGCCATTAACCGCTGCAAACGTGACATCCCCAGCAGCCGTTGTGACACGAATAGGGGTGATGTCTGCCCAGGCACCGCCATAAAACACATAAAGCTTGCGGTTAGTGCCAACGGCCATGTAAGGAGACCCGGACAAATCGTTCCAGGTAAAGACTTCACTTGCGAGCCCTACAAAGTTAGGTGAGGCACCTCCAAACTCAGTCCACCCACCTATTTTCTCAGGCAAACCATAGCGAAAACGGATGTAATCACCATCGATCCATCCGCCTTCAGCACCGTATTCCGTGTTTTGTTTGTCAATTCCTGGCTTGAGGAATAGTCGTAATAATGGCATTACTTGATTGGACCCCCGACCAGCCATGCATCACAGGTTCTGGCCCCGGCGCATTTGAAATGAAAGAGTTCACAATAGCCCAAGTTAGATCGTTGGATAACATCTCTCTCAAGCTCCATGCCTGTCTCTTCTGTATCCTCTGCAGTTATTCCTTTTTCAATACACGCCAACATTGTGGGAGTTTGAATAAACGCGGCGCAATTGCCGCATCGTGCTGTCTGGAG